CCTGGTCATACTAGATCTGGCTGTATTTGAAAAAGAAGTTGCTAGGACGTTACTATTAATTTGTCTAAGAGTAGACCGTGTAGTAACAGAGGTACCATTAAAGACATTTGTATATTGTCTCCTAACATTCATCGTTGACGCATTGTCTAAATTATGTACATTATAATGCCAAATCATTGACCCTCTCTGACCTGCAAAACAGGTAGAGATTAGGTAAAAATTAGTTGGCATAACATAATTATAATTTACATCTGTGGCAGCACCATTAATTTGTTGACCACCATGTATACCCTGAAGAGAGTATCCAGGGGCTTGTGGCCATTTAGTATGTACTAAGGAATACAAATTAGTACTTGACCCAGCTGTATTATCAAATACACGTTCTGTATTAAAAAATTCAGTTCTTCGTAATAACTCGCGCATTGAGGCTATCCTCTCACCCATAGAAACATCGTAGATGTGTTCTGGTGTTGGATGAGATTTTCCCATAGTATGAGTGATAACATCTGGAAATAATTCCAAAGTTCTGATTGAATTTCTAGATAATTCAACAGTTGTTTCTGATGCTTGGATAACCTCATGATTAGGTATACCACCAATTTCTATAGGAGTAGGATTAGAAAGTTCAAAATTTTCAGCAGCATATACAAAAGTTTGTAGGTAAATGGCAGCAGTATCAAGTGGTGCAGTCAAGTTATTAAGCACACGAACAGTAATACGACCATTATGAAAATCACTATCATAGGCGGTCAAAGAACCACCATTGATAGCATAGTCAGTTACCAAAGTATCCCTAACTTTAAGGAAATTTTGAGGTGCCATATAAGGAATTCTAATGATAAACTCTGTACTTTCAGATATATCAACAATGAGCGTTTGCACAACGTTATTATTATCTGAGGTAGCTACAATATCACCAGTAGGATCGTAGTTAACAATCAACCTGCCTTTATGATATGGTGTCTTTACAAGACGGAAGTGATAGATAATATCACCTCTCCAATTTGAAAAGACACGAGATGCATTACCCATAGGAGTATCATAAAGTACAGTCTGATTAGGAGTCGATGAATCAGTTTGGCACATAGTGGGTGTAACATTTGCAGCAAATAATAATGTAGTTGTTGCTGCAGCGGTTCCCCATAAGGGTTGGTCTAATAAAGCAGGTATGGAAGTTAGATAAGATATTGCTAATTCATCACCTTGAGGTAAACCCACAGTTTCAGGGGAAATTGTTAACTCATTATGAGGATCTAATGTTAACTTATCAACCACATTAGAGATATGCGCAGATGATAAAGCATGAAAAGGCAAATTTTTAAATGGTGAAACATCGGCTATAACAGGATGATTTGTATAACCAAACATACTAGCTATGGCCCCAACAGCGCTGGAGCCTATATTAATACTTTTGGCAAAACGGCCTATTATAGGTATTTCGGTAAAATAAGAAGATGCCTTTGCTATTGTAGACGCAACACTTGATATTGGTCCAGATTCCGAAGCTTGAACAGCCAAATCAACGGTATTACCATATAATCTAACATCCTCCATCCACGCATAAAGTGTAAATGAAGGTGTAGATGTAATACCAGCATTCGCAATAGCAGCTTGTACAACCTGATATATATTAAGTTGACCCATATTTTGTACATCAGATGCTAATTTAATAGGTAACCAATTTTTATAATAAAAGAAAGGTAACGTCATCTCACCTCCTAGAGAACTAGCTAGATCGAGCCAAATAGTTGGTCGTTGAGATTTCTCTAGAATAGTATTACCTAAAAAGGGTGTAAAAGCTTGCATGGGCTGATACGATACAGCTATACTACCATATATAAATGGAGTACTATTGACTATAACTTTGAGGTGTAATTTAGCTTGTATGTAAGAATAATTATCAAGTTTTTTAGCAATTCTAGTATTTGTCATATATAAACGCCATGGGTATATAATTGTTTCACCAAATGGTGCGCCCGGTGTAACTGTATAATGTGCAATTTTAGTAGGTCGACTAAGAAACTCTCCTAGAGAATAGTCCTCTGTATATAGTGAGGAAGCAACTTCATCATATATAGCAGCATATGATAGGTCCACTCCTCTAGAGGAGTCAAAAGTTACAACCTCACTAGTTAAAGCCTCTGAATTTTCTTTCATTTCTTGTTCTTCAGCCTGAATTATAAATCCATCTGAAATGTGTTCGTTTTTCATAATAGTACTACGAACATATACTGTACTATTATCCACACAATCATTCTGTGAGTGTGAGCCACAGCATGTAGAGCCATCCCTACATAAATTTACGCAATTTCCAACAAATAAGTACAAATGAAAAGGCTAGTAAGGCCATAATCATCGGAGATTTCCTATCTCAAGGGACTTTATTACACGTTTAATATGTGTCAAGATATTATACGGGTTATTTTAAAGACTTGTCTTGTCATAGCCTCTAACAATATTTTTGGACGTGACTAGAGACATCATAACGACCAAATTTACCAGATATCAACCAATAGTCATCAACTAACTGTTCCCAATGCGGAAAAGTACTAGGTTGAATATAATACTCAACTTCTGGATTTAATGAAACTATGTGTTTAAGAAATGCTTTCTGTTCCTCAAATTTACTTCTACCATACCAAAAATATTCTCTTACAGCACTTTCAACACAAGCTATACTTTGAGCCTCATCTGTGATAGTTTTAGATGCAACATTAACCATAAGCGATTTTCTTATTGATTCTTCCTCTAATGGACATACAAATAAATCTAACTCCTCACTATATTTAAAACTTCTCTTCAGAAATTGTATCTTATTTATATTCATTAAAGTATAAGCACCAGCTTTTTTATCTGCGGGTGTGATTTCAATATTAATCTCTTTTAATTTATCTTGTAAAATCTTAAAATTGAAAAAATTACATTCAGGATGCACTCCACCAACAAAGTCGTCTCCATACGTAATCAGATTTATATTTCGCTTAAAATCCTTACAGTGTCTATAAGGGTGAGATAAAGTGTACGCATATCTCAAATATAGACTATTCGCATGACTATTAACTAATACAGTTAAAGCCTCACCTGATACATGTCCTTTCATAAATTGTATAAGGGTGCCATTATAATTAATTAGTGCGAAGGCAAGATCATAACCAATACACCAACATCTATTTATGTACTCTTGATCAGCTCCTGCTTTCTGTAGAACAGTGGTTATTACTCTAAATACAGCCAAGATAACAGCAGATTGCATACTTTTATCGAATTTCTTATAATCACCATCAAATATTCTATCCTCTCCATAATATGTAAGATAACGGTATATATTATCCCACTCTATAGATTGTGCAACAGTACCTGCAGCACATTCGGATACAAATTTATTTTCTTGCATTACCTTAGTATAAGAAAGAAGTTCTTTCCTGGTTACGAAAACATGCTCCACCGGCCCTCCAGTAAAAACTCTAGTATTCTTATTTTTAATTTTCTCAAAAGTTCTTGGTTCATCCTTAAGGGATGCCATATAAATGGGATGATATTGGGTCTTATTTTCATAACAATCTTCACACTCTGCTATTCGTTCCAATATATCATCTGTAAATCTTACTGGATCGGGTAATCCATGTTGTTCAGGTATAGCTTCTAAAAAATGCCTCTTAGATTTGTTAAATGGAAATCCTGCACTAGTATTACGATTAATTTTATCAACGAAACGAACGCCTGCGGCACCATTTAAAGTAGTAAAGTCATCGTACTCCATCAATTTTTCCAAGTCCTTCTCCGTTAGACCCTTCACAATATCATCTGCGAAACTATCTGCACAATCGAAAAGAATATCGATATTAATTAATAGGTCCTTAGACAATGATTGAAGTAAGTTATTCCTCCAAGGTTCCCAACCTTTCATTTCCGGTTTTCCATGAGTTATCTGGTAACCGTAATCAGTAAGTGTTTTAGCTAGAGGAGAGAGACGAACATTAGATTTAGGTTTTGATCTATGTCCTTCAAATGAACCGTATACCAAAGCATTTCCATCATTGATATAACGGACTTCAGATTTTGTATGTACATTCACGAGCTTTTGCTCACTACTTGGCGCTGAATAGTTAATTTTGCCAGATTGAATTATAGGTATATCATATGATGATAAAAGAGATTCAACATCCTGTTGTGAAACTTTAAGTGAACGAATTTTTCCATCTTGACGCAAAGCTACGTGTATACCGAGTATTATCGGTCCACCATTGGAAAAACTTACAACTATCGAACCGCAGTCGCCCTTGACAGTAGGTATGTTAGTTTGCATAACCCAAGATTCACATGCAATATCTAAATCGACTATCTTATCTTGTGTATGGTATGCATTAAAGATTGGTTGTTTATGTATAACACCATCTTCCTTTCGATTAATTAGATACCCCTTATGAATACCCTTTAAAGTCCTTTGACAAAATAAATCAACGTGATTTTTCCGTGGTCGAACTTGAGGTAACCACAATAGACATAAATCTTTTTCTGGTAATCTTTTAATCATCTTCATAGTGAGTGGCACAACATATTGCTCACGAACACCTTCCGTATTTGGATTAGTTATTACATCTAAAGTATGATTTGTATAGTCTGGTACAGCATGATTATTTGTTAGATAATATTGACCACCAATACAGAAAGCACGATTAGCTAAATACCTGCTATGGTCTTTAGAGCGGGATATTATAGTGACACAATTTTCACTTAGTAAAGAGATGACCTTATCTTCTCCTAAACCTTTCATGGAACAAGTTTTCCTTGAGATATCCAAATCTGTAACTCTAAAATCATCTTTATACCAAACGTTAGGAATTTCCTCTTCATCCTTCTCTGGACGTGAACCTGTGACTCCTTGGACATCACAATTATCTTTTTTCTTCGATTTAAAAAATGTGTAGGCCATAGACCCAAAAAATAATAGAGAAAAAACAACCTTAAGTTGAGAAATTTGATCCGAAGATAATCCCCCTAAGTATGAACGTTGGTTACTACCTATTAATCGACCGTAGTATGCAGATACTCTAGGTCTTCCACTAAGTGAGTAAGATATTATATACTGGATCAAATAATATAATAAAAAACCACCAAAACGGAATGTATAAGTATAAAACCATAATAGGAACATTATTAAATAATCTGTTATGAAAGTTTGCCACAAATATTGAAAAGCTTCAACCTCACCGGCTTGTAGTTTCTCACAAGTACAACGAGTTTTTGTATAACAACATTCGGAGCAAACTTCTACCTCAAGCATGAGAGATTTACAATTCATTTCTTTCTTTTGGATTTCAAAAAATTTCTTACTAGTTTGACCGAACCAAACTAATAACTCGTTAATATCACCAGTTTCTTTAATAAGTTTATGTTTAGCGTATTGGATACCACCTTCGGCATTAAGTTCATGTGGAACAACCTTATAAACCTGAAAAGTCCAGTAATCTGGAAATTCACTATCATTAATAGCGGGTAATTTTGCACCATCAATCATACAACCGTCTATTGTGTATTCTTCTTTTGGTTTAATACTAACAACGTATGGTAATCGTCGTTGAACAGCCAGAGGACATGAAAAATAAGAATTAACATTTAAATGAATTGTATTTGTGGTAGCAATAACCAACTTACATCTCATAGGCGTTTTACCCTTATCTTCTAGTGCTGCTTGTGTCGGAACAAAAGCTGTACTATTTATTATCTGAATAATTTCCTTTAGCGTTTTATCCACCTCGCCACATTTATTAGGATTTAAATAAGCTATATCATCCATAATGATACACCACTGAGTGGTATTAAACCCTACCCAAAATTCATCCGCGGGGTTCCTTGTATAAATAAACTCATCACCTAAAGGTAAATTATGTAATTTAGCGAAATACGTGAATAGTAAACGTGTAAATGTTGATTTTGCCACACTCGATCCACCATGCACTAAAACAGAGAAAGGTGCTTCTCTACTTTTCTGTGCATCTTTACGAGACATAGCATTGTGTAAAAGCATCTCGCATTCACTTAAATGCCTCGCTATGAATAATCTTGAATTTTTATCCATAGGGCGTATTGCTTTATATATACACTTACCTGTGTCGATGGCTTCACGTAAATCAGATAGATAATCAAATAGTGTAAAACCCAATATTTCTGGATTAGACAAATATAAAGATTTAGCTTTTAATTCCATACATTTATTAACCCATATACCATATAAACATTCATCATGGAAAAAAGGATCAACAGAACCTAATTTGATACTTTGTACACCTCTTGTATATATAAAAACAATGGTATCTAACATACAGTGTATGAAATCTGGTCCTAAATGATACTTTCTCTGTATTGCTTCTTGTTCCAAGGCAGTATAATTACAATTTTCCAAAGTAAGTCCAAATTTACCAAAAATTGAGAGTGATAAAATATACATAAAAAATTTGTATATCTTCTTATACAACGTACTTTCCTTAATCATATCATACTTTTGTAAGATATCAGATAAACATTCTATATAAGGCGTATCATCACCAACATCACTCTGTAGGCACATATCATAAATCTGTTGGGCTCTTTCCATTAGATTTGCACTTAAGTCCGATGTTAACAATGAACCTGAAGTAGTTGTATGTTTTAAATAATTTAAAATAGCAACCACTATATCATTTTTACATTTCGCGGAATGACAATTATAAGTGAAGATTAACAGAGATTCAACGAAATCTATCTGCTTACCATAGTAGGCCTCTGCTGTTAAAATAATAGCAGACATATCAGGTCCTGGATTTGGTTCTATTCCTTCATCAGTTAAATCTTTAACCCATCCACCTAGTGAATTTATAATATCCTCACTTCTACGCAACTCTGATAAAACAAAATCAATCTCTGTATCATTATGCTCATACCATCTCCTAGCAAAGTAAAGAGATATATAATCATTACATCGTTCAACTATTTCAGAATTTTGAGTTAATATGAAGAATTTTACATCCTGGGACTGATACCATTCTCTCATCATTTCATTCTCCTCATCCGAATTATCTTCACAAGAACACCAAGTATTTCCACTTGCATCTGTTGATGTATAAGATACATCGGAAGAACTATTAGATGATGAATCACTACTAGATGAGTCAGAGTAATCAGACTCATCAGCTTGAAGTTCCTCCACGTAATCTACGTCAAAAGCATCACTGGAACATTCCCAATCAATATATTCAAAATCACCTTCACAATCTATATCACAATTGAAACTGAAATCAACAACATATTGAATCTCAGTTTCATCATCGGAATAATCTTCAAGGTGATTAAATATATTATAGTGTGCAAAATAACAATCCCTCGTATCATAATCTAAAGGACCTGGATTTGATTCTACACATTCTCTAGTGAGATCTCTTTGATATTCCATATTCTGACTCCAATTATAAGTCAAATTTTGTATAAGGTCATATCTATAAATAAGAGAATCACTATTATAATTAATACTATTATCTTCAAATAAGAAGGTAACAATATCATCTTCTAGCTCAGCAATAATACTAGCTACGTGAACACGATTTCTTCTTAAAAATCGTAAAAATTTTCTAAAATTTGTATTTATAGCTACTCGGTTTAAAAGTGATTTGGTCGAGTAAAACCAAACCACCGCATTTCTGCATTTATATGAGATTTGATATCCAATTGGCTTCATCAGCCAGGGCGTATCGGGACATGTGATATCCCTCCCTTTGGTAGGCTAATCCTTTTTCGGAAATCTTACATCGAAATACTACCTCTCAAGTAATAAATCAATAAGATTTCTAACGAAGGTCTACCTAATTAAGAAAATTTCATTTGGTTACTATTTTGTATTCATATAATACATGATTAGATTCCTTAAGAACCCTCATCATTTAATTTAATAATAAAGAACACAGCCGTCGACATCCAACTCCTACTAATTTTCGTGAGTCTTCTGCTCGCACTGCTGAACTAATATTAAATTACATTATAATATTATACAAATAGATACATTTTACTTTTACCTTAACTGAAAACAAATATAAACAACACTGAACTACATTAAGGGACAAATTTAAAGTATTAAAAGTTTATTTTAAGTCTTGAGACTAACAGTTCGACATATATAACATTTTTAAAATTTAAGGGGTTATATATAGCTACTGGGACAATTGTTTAACTACAAAGAGTACAAAAGCATATATTTCATACGCAAAACTCTTTCACTAATATGCAATATGCAACAAAGAGGTTAAACTTTTTGTCTTACAAGCCGAAAGTTTAGTAAAGGCTTAGAAATAAAATAGTACTTAATGATAAAGTGACGGTATTAGGCGTCAATATAAAATTAAGAAACTAAATATATGACGTATTGTCGGTCACGGGTATTAGGCCGTGAGCGCTAATACGATTCAATAAGTGTGTGGATATGTGTAAGCATA